AACGTAATGCCGCTCCAATAGGAGCCTTTACTTACGACTATATATCGTCTGACGATATATAGAAAACTAGGTCTTCAACGCGTACGTGTTGAAGACCTCTTTCGCTTCATGTCCATTATGGAATTTAGCGAATATCTCGCCGGTGGCTAAGCCCTCGCCGAGAGATCTCGATACTATGTTCGAGAAATGGAGTACCACTTTTGTAAGTGGATCTCCCATGAGGACGCCTCTGTACAGAGTCACTTTCCTCACGTCACCTTCCGAAGGGTGACCTATGTCCTTCATTGGTCCTGTGCCAGTGAAGTAGACAGTTCGTGGTTGGAAGCAAATTCCCATCACGATTCCTTGAAGGATTTGCGGAATTCCGCATTTCCTCATCCATTTGCGGGACACAAGCCTCGCAAATGCGTGTATCAGTCGGTCTGTTGCCTCCTGATAATCTGTACTGGAGAACCAGAGGTCCTGCCAGCGTACGACACGATCGATGTGATCATTGAAAGTGTCTTCTTCCCTCCTACTCCGGTCTTCGGAGAACAGGAGGTCAAACATCTCTTCAGACGTGAAGTCTTTGAAGAGATTCCATCCGTGGTGGGATTTTCCCATCCCGGATTCTGAGCTCTTGAAACCCTTCTTTAAGGGCCAAGCGCATATCTTGGAGATCGTGTCTAACACAATCTTCAATGCAGCGAGTCCTTTTGTAACGACTCGAGCTTTACTAGGTTCTCTCACGATTGTGAGCATAACCTTTCGTAGTTCCTCTGGACTAGTCCAGAGGACCTCATCGAGACACGCAAAGAATATTGCCGTGCCTACACTATCGAAATCGTCTTTTCGACGGTATTCGATGATATCACCAGTGTCCAAATCCCGTGTGGGGATGGGCATCTCGTCATACTTAGACATAATGTCTAGTATGGCCTGGGCGGTACCGCCCTCCTTCCTGGTGGCTTCCCAACAGGCGGATCCTGTGATTGTGACACGAGCCTTCGTATCCAATCCTGTAAAGACGTGATCGGGTATTCCCCCGATAGCGTCATCTAACGCAGCAGACACCAGTGCTGACTGCGTTTCAGTAAATTCTGGTGGCGGTTCTGAGACCGACATCAGAAACTTCTTCTTGCTGCGTAGCACAACAAGAGGAGGGGGTGTCCCAGATCCTCTCGTCTGGGACAGGGTTCCTGCTAGGTATAACCTAGGGAATCCTACGAATCTCACCGCCCAGCTCCAAGCTGGCCGGAGAAATGAACTGACCCACCTAGGTGTGTCGTCCATGGCAGAGAAACCTCTGCTCGGTTCATCCAGGTGTATAACCTGCTTGAACGCCTTACGAGACCTTTTTAGGTCCTCGTAATGAGTGACTTGCTCCCTCATGGAGAAGTCTGTAACCTCACCGTCGATGAACTCGTCAGTGAGGAGGACCGATATACCCTGCAGGGTAAATAAGTCGAACTTTTCCCAATCCCAGACTTCTTCTGGGAAGGAAAGAAACCGTTGAAGGAACATTCCGTCAACAGTTTTGAGTACCTCCAGTAGCCTTTGTGCTCTGTAGGTCCGATTTCGCAGGCTCTTATAGTCTGCAAACCGTTCAATTTCGTCAGGGTTCCACAAGGGATCGTGACGACCTCTCAGAAAGAAGGATATCCTTCTGAAGAGTGTAACAGCAAAGTTCCTCAAGGGATCTTTGCCTTTCGCTGAGTTGCGAGCGCACTGGATCCTATGACCCCAGTGCGTGTGACGGAAAATCAGATGCATCTTCTCGTCATGATCGTTGATCTGGGTAAACCAGGTAACGTTCTTTCGTTCAGACCCGACTAGGTCGGGTTTGATCTTTCCCTGGAGACGGTGGCAACCACCGGACCAGACGTTTATAACGGGCTTTGACTCGCAGTACTGCGAGGCAAAGCAATATCCAGCGAGTACCTTAAATGGGTCCTCGTAGATGTCCCTGGTGTCAGTTTCACTAACACCAGGTACTTCGTCCTCAATCACTTCGGATTGGGTCGAATCGGTACTCTCCTCGAACCAGTGTTCGAGGGGAGTCTTCTCTTCCTCTCCGTGGTTATCCACAGAAGGAAATAGGAAACCATCTTCCATAAGAAATGGTTCCACAGACTTAGATAACGGGCCGCCCGCTTTTCTAAGTGTCAAACAACTTGGTATCTGCTTGAGATACAAGTTGTGGTTTCCTTGAACATAAAGTTCAAGGTCCCTCGGTACGACATTGCGCTCAAGGCGCCTGTCGTAATATAGTTTGCACTCCTCTATGCGGGAGTATGCATAACCTGAAGTTAGAGCCGAGTAGTTCTTAAACTTCATACCTATTTGCCGC